CATCGCACGGTCGACCAGCGATACGCTTCCCGTAATACCTTCCGCGAGTCCAATGCCCATGTTCTTGCCGATACCCGCAAACACGACTGAGGGTGAGTGAATACCCAGCAGGTTTTTAACACCGTCTACGATGCCGTTGAAGAACCCGGATATCTTCTGCCATAGCCAGTCCGCTGCCGATTTGATACCTTCCCATATACCCTTGATAAAATTCCACGCCAGTTCACCCGCGGACTTGATCAGGTTCCAGGCAGCCTCGCCGATTCCTTTGATCAGTGCCCAGACAATCTCAATACCTGCCTCAATGATCAGCGGCAGATTGTCGATGATGGCCTTTACAATCTGTGGAATCATGTCGATGATGCCCTTAATCAGCTGCGGGATCGCTTCGACAATACCCGTGATAACCGCGATAATAATCTTGATGCCCGCCTGTATGATCTTGGGCAGGTTGTCGATGATGGCCTTGACAATCTTCGGAATCATCTCAATGATGCAATTGATCAGTTGCGGCAGGGCTTCAACGATGCCGAGTATCAGGGACACCAGCATCTGGATAACATCGCTCGGTTTATTCCTGCTGACCTCAGGCGCGTCGTCGCTACTTTTTCGATAGCGGTAATACAACCGCCCCTGCGAATCCCGATCCACCGTCATGCGATCGGGCATGAGCGGATACAGCGCCACCACGTCACCGCGAGCGTTTCGAATAATCTGCGCATAGGCGTTGCCCGTCAGCAGAAGGTGGTTCATCATGGTTTCGCGGAAAACAAACGACGTCATCTCCGGGTTAGGCTCGTCATGCAATACACGCCACAGCGGGTGATCGAGAAATTTTTCTTTGCTGCCGTCGTTGCCGTATTTGTATACAAATAGCGGCAGACACGCGATTGCTTCTGCTAAAATGCGCACGCAAGAATAAACAGCCGTCATCTGCATAGCTGTTCTTTCATTAACTACCTTGCCAGAGGAAGAGCCACCCCATAAAAAGCTGGTGCCGCCGCCTAAGTTCTTAGGCTTATCACGAGCCTTGAATATTCCCTGAAAGATGCTCATAGGCATTTACCTCCAATCAAAAAACGAGCAGCCCGCGTGTGTCATATACGCTTTCGCTCGTGTCGTTTCCGCACCGTATTGCCCGGTCAAGCGCCATAATGGTGGCGACTGCACCGTCGATTTTCTCGGTGGATTTCTCTTTGTCTGCTTTTATGTTTCCGGCCGGGTCGGTGCGGATGTAGATGTTATCCATCATCCAGCGAAGAACCGGGTGTCCTCCGTGCGCGATTTTCTTTTCTAACGTCAGCTTCATCAGTTCTTTAGTCGGTGGACTCATATCCTTAAAGCCCTGGCCGAAGGGAACAACGGAAAAGCCGAGTGTTTCAAGATTCTGCGTCATTTGAACGGCACCCCAGCGGTCAAATGCGATTTCCCGGATGTTATATTTCTCGCCAAGCTGCTCAATGTACTTTTCGATGTATCCGTAATGAACGACATTACCTTCGGTGGTTTGGAGCTGGCCTTGCTTTTTCCAAGCATCATAATTTACATGGTCACGCCGCACCCGCAAATCGATGTTATCCTCTGGTATCCAGAAGAACGGAAGCACGATATACTTGTCATCCTCGTCCAGCGGCGGGAATGCCAGGACAAACGCAGTAATATCGGTGGAAGAGGAAAGGTCAAGGCCACCGTAGCAAACCCGTCCTCGTAAGGCTTCCGGATCAACCGGAAAAGCGCAGGCATCCCATTTATCCATCGGCATCCAGCGTATAGCCTGCTTGACCCACTGGTTCAAGCGGAGTTGGCGAAAGCTGTTCTCCTCAGCGGGATTTTGCCTTGCCGACTCAAAAGCCGCTTTGACCTTGTCCATACTCACAGTAATGCCGAGGGATGGATTTGCTTTTTTCCATACCTTTGGATCTGTCCAATCATCCTCCTGCGCCGCACCGTATATAACGGGATAAAAGGTAGGGTCAGATTTGCGCCCATCAAGAATATCCAGTGCCTTTTGATGTACCTCCCAACAGATGCTGTTCTGGTTATCCCCGGCAGTGGTTATAAGAAAATACAGCGGCTGCATTCTCGCATCACCGCTGCCTTTGGTCATAACATCAAATAGTTTCCGGTTAGGTTGGGTATGCAGCTCATCAAATACCACACCGTGGGTGTTAAAGCCGTGCTTGTTGCCACCATCGGCGGACAGTCCTTGGTAGGTGCTATTGGTCTTCTGATAGATGAGCCGCTTGGTGGCATCAAGAATTTTGACGCGTTTACCCAGTGCAGGACACATCCGCACCATATCCGCCGCCACATTAAAAACAATGGACGCTTGGTTTCGGTCGGCAGCACAGCCGTATACCTCGGCGCGTTCCTCGAAATCGCCGCAGGTGAGCAGCAGAGCAATCGCCGCCGCAAGCTCACTTTTACCCATCTTCTTCGGTATTTCTATATAAGCGGTATTGAACTGCCGGTAGCCGTTGGGCTTGAGCGTTCCGAAGATGTCACGAATAATCTTTTCCTGCCAGTCGATAAGCTCAAAAGGCTTACCGGCCCATGTGCCTTTGGTATGGCAGAGTGCCTCAATGAAAGCTACAGCGCGGTCGGCGGCAGACTTGTCGTAATACGAATCGGAAGCCATAAATCTTGTTGGCACATATTTCTTGAGTTTCCTCGTATCCACCACCTCCTCATGGGCAAAATAAAAGACCGCCATCGGCAGTCCGTAAAAACTATCTGTACGAGATGCAGCCCCATGCAGGGCTGAACCTCGGCTATTTTAGTAGCGCGGGTTTAGAAGTTTTCGCTGTGCAGGAGAAGTTCAAGGGCAAGCTGCGTGTCAGGGTCGGCGGGCTTGATGTCCCAGCCCCTGTCGTAGCTGCAAACAACCTCATCGTTCCGCTTTAACATCAGCTTGCTGATTCGGCCGCCATCGATGCCGTACTGCGAGCCTTCGTCGTACTGCTTCATCCAGTAATGAAAAATGCTATCGTGGATTTTAAGGCTTCCTTTTTTCCACACGATCGCGCCCTCCCTAAAATTTCTTGATGCTGGCGTTATCGTCAGCCTCGCCTGTCAGAATAAAATGGGTATATTCCTTGCGGTTTTCTTCGAGGTATACTACCAGCTCGTAGAAATCCATGTTGTAGGCAATGCGTTGCACCGTCGCGACATCAAACATATTCGTCAGGCCAGTATCACGGACATACAGAATCTGATTACGTACTTCATCTGTCATCGCCGCACCTCCGGCAACTGTCCTCGCCATAAACCACGTTCAGTCCGCTGCCGTTGTCCCAGTTAACCATGATGCTTGCTGTATCATCCACACCCGTTACGGTGCCCTTGGTGCCAATGGGTGGAGCCTGCACGTCGTCCATGCGAAGAAGCTCCACGCGGCAACCAATCGGAAACTGGCGGCGGATGTGCTCAACAATGTCTTTACTTGGAAATCTCATCGTTAGCCGCCTCCTCTCCGTTCAACAGGGCTTTTACCGCGTCTATGACTGCGGGGTCGTCAGTGGCAGCGTCCAGGTCTTCTGCGCTGAAGCCTTTTTTTGCTCCCGTGCGAAATGCGGCGCAGCCTGTCAGGTTCCGAAGGAGCGTCCGACGCATTTCCTTGTACTCATCACCAATAAAGCCGAGCCGCAGAAGGAAGCAGCGGAAAGCGTACTTCTCATTGTCTGTTTCCTTTTCCTTGGCTGTCACACGCTTTTGCGTCTTCGCCATTTCGCAGAGCGCCGCTACAAAATGTGTGTATGCCTTGACTGTTTGGGGGTCCGCAGCGTGCTCAAACCAAGGGAATCGGACCTTGTCATCAGTTACATCAAGTTCGAGCGTTTCCGTACCGAGAGCCTTTTTAATGAGGCTGCTCTTGCTGGCAACCAGACGCTTAAGGTTTTCGAGTGCTCCATCGGTGAAGGAGGAGCGCGGCATCTCTATTGCCAGCTCGACGCCTTCATCGGGCTCCGGCGCATCGCTTGCCTGCATTCCGTTCTCACCTTGGAAATTCTCGCGGCGCGTGCGCCCCAGGCCCATTTCCTCGCTGCTGTCCAATTGCAAATCCTCAAAGGCAGGCACTTCATCCAGTTGTCTTAGCATGGCTTCGGTAAAAGGCGCGTCCGGTTTGGCATACTGTCCGGGGTGGTGCTGGTCAATGTCCGGAATTTCGTCAAGCGCACCCATGCCGCCAAGCCCGCTCTCGTAGGTGTCGGCTTCGTCAAACGCACGACTGTCGCCATCCGCGTCAAAGCCCGCTTGATGGAGTGAATCCTCCAAGTCAAGGTTATCGGGACCCGTAAGCGTTCCAGTCTTATCGATGTGGTATCCGCCAATTTCGTAGGCGAAGGTGGGTGCTCCCAGGTATTTAGTTGGAGCCCCCAGTGCCGTGCTGATTGCTCCGACCAGTGATTTACGTTCGCTCCCTGAAACATCGTACTTAAGCTTCATTTTTTCAAACCGCCTTTCTTTTTCGGTACTACATTAATCACTCTAAACCGCTTATATAGCAACGGTTATAGACGATTTATGTGGGGAATACTGTACCGATTATTCGGCGGCCTCATGTGCAAAAAACACAATCCCGGACAGTATAAATCAGATGCCGAGTGCATCGAAAGCCATCAAGAGCAGCCGTGAAAAGAATCGCGCTTGAGTCTATTCATTTGCGGTCACCTCCGCGTATTTCATCGTCACACCATCGCGCTGCACGGAGACCCTGTCAGCAGTCCCGACCTGCTCAATGTACCGCTTGACGATTACATCACAGAACTTCTCATCAAGCTCGATGGTATAGCAGGAACGGTCAGACTGTTCGCAGGCGATCAGCGTTGAACCACTGCCGCAAAAAGGATCGAGCACCAGCGTGTTGCTCATGGACGAGTTCATAATCGGGTACGCCAATAGCGGGATCGGCTTCATTGTCGGGTGATCACCGTTCTTCTTGGGTTTGTCAAACTCCCAGATGGTAGTCTCCTTGCGGCCGGTATACCACTGATGCTTGCCGCTTTTCTTCCAGCCGTAGAGCACGGGCTCATGCTGCCACTGATATGGAGAGCGTCCCAGCACCAGTGACTGCTTCTTCCAGATACAGCAACCGGACAAATAAAAACCGGCATCCAAAAAGGCTCTCCTGAAATTTAGCCCTTCGGTGTCGGCATGGAAAACATAGATGCTGGCGTCGTCCGCCATGACCGCTTCGGTGTTCGTGAAGGCGTCGAGCAAAAAGTGGTAAAAGGCGTCGTTTCCCATATTGTCGTTCTTTATTTTTCCTGCGCTGCCCTCATAGTTGACATTATAGGGAGGGTCGGTGATGACGAGATTGGCTTTGGCTCCGGCCATCAGCAGATCAAAGGTTTCGACCTTGGTGGAATCGCCGCAGATCAGCCGGTGCCGACCGAGCGTCCAGAGGTCACCGAACTTGGTGATCGGCGGTTCCTTCAGTTCGGCGTCCACATCGAAATCATCATCGTGAATGCCGTCTTTAATACTATCTTTGAACAGATCATCCAGTTCGGCAGGCTCAAAGCCCGTAAGCGATACATCGAAGTCCGCACCCTGTAGATCAGTAATCAAAAGGGCCAACTTCTCCTTATCCCAGTCTCCGGAAATTTTGTTCAGCGCGATGTTGAGTGCCTTTTCCTTATCGGCATCCATCTCGACTACCACGCATTCGACTTCGTTGATGCCAATATCGATAAGCACCTTCAAACGCTGATGTCCGCCAACAACGCGACCGGTCACCTTATTCCAGATGACCGGCTCCACGTATCCGAACTGTTCAATTGAGCGTTTTAGTTTATCATATTCAGGATCGCCAGGCTTCAAGTCCTTACGGGGATTATAGTCTGCAGGCAGAAGCTCGGTGGTATTCTTTTTTTCAATAAGCATGTTTCTTTACCGCCTCCCGCAGCTCATTATAACGGTCCAACCATTCCCAGCGGGAGATTGTTCCACTGAAATGACCATAGGTCGCTGTATCAGCATAAATCGCATCACGCAAACTTAGCGTTTCGATAATCGCCCCCGGCCGGAGATTGAAAACTTCAAGAACCGCTTTTCTGAGTGTTTCGTCAGAAAAGGTACCGGTGCCGAAGGTGTCAATCTCAACTGCAACGGGGTCAGCCTTGCCAATGGCATAGGAGATGGCTACCTGACAGCGTTTGGCATAACCACAACTGATAATGTTCTTTGCGATAGCCCTCGCCATGTATGCACCGGAGCGGTCAACCTTGGTCGGGTCCTTACCGGAGAACGCTCCGCCGCCATGCGCAGCAAGGCCGCCATAGCTATCTACGATCGAACAACATCGGAGAGTCTGCATGGCATAAGAAAGAATGTCACGGGCTGTGGCTTGGACAACGTTCTCCACGAACTTCGGACCGTAGGAATCTAGCCGTTCCCACTTTTTTGTTCCGTCGACACCCTCGTAGGTGATGCATTGCCCACCAAACTTGTTTTCACCGATACGTGGCTTCACATAGGTAAGCCGCCTGCCGGAAGGGAGCGTGATAAACAGCATCCCGCTCTGACATGAGAAGGCGATTCCATGCGTCGAGTTTGTGCGCTTATACCGGACAGCCTCCATAGCGGCTTTGTCCACATCCCACCAGAACTTAACGATGCGTGGATTGGCCTGCCGCCACGCATCAACTAGCAACGGCAGTTCATCTTCATCGAGTCCCATGTCAAGTGCACCCATTGCTTTAAGCGCTCCAACCGAGCCGCCATAACCGAGCGCCAACTCAGCAATCTTGCCTTTTTGCCGCAGGTGGCCGTTGATGCCATGCTTCTCGACTGGCACCTTGAACATCTGGCTGGCGGAGGCGCAATAGATATCGCCGCCCTGGGCGAAAACATCCTGTCGCCACTGCTCACCGGCAAGCCACGCGATCACGCGGGCTTCGATTGCGCTGAAATCTGATACGATAAACTTGCTGCCGGATCGCGGAACGAAAGCTGTACGGATAAGCTGCGACAGCGTGTCCGGCACATCCTCGTAGAGCATTTCCAAAGCTTCAAAATCACCGCAGCGAACAAGTGAGCGAGCTTCAGCCAAGTCCTCCAGATGGTTTTGAGGTAGGTTTTGCATTTGAATAAGCCTGCCTGCCCAGCGCCCGGTTCGATTGGCACCATAAAACTGAAACATTCCACGGGCGCGACCGTCAGCACAGACTGCATTCTCCATTGCTTGATACTTCCGTACTGACGACCTGGCAAGCTGCTGCCGGAGGGAGAGAACATTCGAAAGTTCCGGTGGTGCCGTTTTCTGTAACTCTACGACTGCTTTTTTGGCGAGCGTGTCGGTTTCCAGACCATTGTCGGCAAGCCAAAGCTTCATTTGCTGAACCGAATTTGGGTTATCCAGCTCAGTCAGATGCTTCATAACGGAAGTGAGCTCCGAGCGGGAACGACCGTCCATATCAATGGATTCCCGCACCAGCGTCATATCCAGTGCTACGCCACGGTCGTTGATTTCTTGATCGAGATGATATTCGGACCAGATGCTGTCCGGCACGGGGAACTTGGCGAGCTTGTCTTGAATAGACATCTCCGTCTCAACATCACGGGCATTGTATTTTTTAAACGTGGACCACTTGTCCGGTGAGTGATATGGGTAATTGCGAGTGCGCTGACCGTTCGATTTCGTTGGTACACAAGGCTGGCAGAAGAATTTGATAAGGTCTTTGCCTTCGGTGAGTTTCTGCTTGTCCAGCTTAAGCACCGAACCGACGCCTTCCAGCGACAGCGGCAGTCCCATTGTTGCGGCCCATACCATAGAACATTTCCAAGAGGCAGCGTCGATATATTCACCAGTGGGGAGTCCATGAAAACGAGACAGGCAGACTCTCTCAAAGGATGCATTGAAGGCCCATTTGGTCACCGTTTCGTCGGTAAGCGCGGCGATAATCGGATCGGGTACTTGCTCACCGCAGGCAAGGTCGATGATTTGCACTTCGCCACCGTCCATACTGTAACCGAAAAGCAGCACCTCGAAATCCGGCGACTCGACATATTTATATATACCTGATTTAGCAAGGTTGATGCTGCTATAGGTTTCGATATCAATAGAGAGTGTTTTCATACGCGGACGAGCAGGAAGAAACACGCGCATTTTTAAAGGGTTAATATCAGATTGATGGAAGCGCCTTCCTTTGCGGGGAGGCGTTTTTAATATGCCAAAAAACAAAATAGGAAAGAGAGGTCACAACATGATGGTGCTCAAAATTGGAATCGACAACGGGAACTACAACACGAAATCCTCGGAACGGATGCTGTACGCTTCGGGGTTTGCCACGAGCGACAGGGAATTTATCACCAGCGATATGCAGCTGTTCTATGAGGGCGTATATTACGCCATCGGCGGCAGACGCATGAGCTTTCAACAGGACAAGACAAAGGAGGACGACGCGTTCATACTGACGCTGCCCGCCATCGCCAACGCCATGAGACTGACGGATGCATCTACCGCAGATATATTGCTCGGCGTGGGCTTGCCCATCGACATTTACGGGGCACAAAAGGAAGCGTTCCGCCAATATTTCCTGAGGGATGATATTCTCTTCCGTTTCGAGGATGCGGACTACCGTTGTCAAATCGCAGACTGCAAAGTGTTCGCTCAAGGCTACGCAGCGCTCTGTAAGTATTATCAGCAGCTTAAGGAGTACAACAACATCACGCTGGTGGACATCGGCGGGTACACTGTGGACGTTCTGACGCTGCATGATTTCAAGGTGGATAGAGGAAGCTGTGCGAGTTTGCGCATGGGGACGATTACTCTGTTCAACGATATTCGCAGCGAGCTCCAGCAGGAGAACATCATCCTCACCGACACGCTCATTGCCGACGCCATGCAGGGACGTATCCAACACGCTGAAAAAGAGAAGATCAGCGTGATCACAGAACGCCGTATGCAGCGCTATCTCAAGGAACTGCTCAACGCCCTGCGCGAGCGTGGGCTGGATTTGAAGCTGCCCGTCGTATTCGCGGGCGGCGGCGCTGAGCTGCTGGGTTACCGGCTTCATTCGCGGGAGGTCAATACCATCGTCATACTTGACCGCTTCGCCAACGCCGAAGGCTATAAGCTTCTGCTGGGGTAAGGGTATGAGGGAAAGACGCTATCTGACATTCGACATGGAGAACCCGCGCCACCGCGAAGCATTTACTATTTTTTCGGCCCAGTCCGGCAAACGGCGCAGCGAATACGTAGTTGATTGCATTCTTCATGCACAGCAGGAAGATTGTTTGGAGGAAATGATGCGGAGGGTCATCCCGGAGGCGCTAAGCGGTATTGCCCTGACCGCTCCCGCTCCGGAGAGCATGGCCGCTGATTTACACACGACGGAAAATCTGTCAGACTTGCCGGACGCGTTGTTGTCCTCGTTGGAAGAGATATGAACCATGATGGTATATGTTTCAATAACATGCAACAAGCATTTGCGCCAACATGGTGCATTTTTTGTTTTCAGCGTGTTGGTGTTAATGGAATTTCGTAGAAATTCAACTGCTTTCCCAGCCTCGCAGAGCCCCGCGGGAGCGCCCACGGCACTTTGCAGGCGCCAGCCTGAAAGTGTCATAGTGGGTAATACGCTTCCTACGGAAGCGTCCGTCTCCCCAGCGCCGATTTTGAAGGAGGTGACGCTGTATTTCCAAGGTTGACCGCACAGTTGTACGAAACAAAGCGTATCCGCGCAGCAATTTTTCTATTCGCGAACGGCACAATGAACGCAAGAACGAGATTTACTCCAACCCTGACATTGTACAGAAACGGAGTCATCTCAACATCCGCTTCAAAGGCCGCGATGGTACGTATACTCAAACGTTTGCCAAGCTGCTGGAAGAAGGAACGATCAGCACGCGCGGATTAAAGCCAGACGCGGATGTATTTGCGGAAATGGTGTTTGATGTGAACACATTGTATTTTGACGAGCATGGCGGCTACGACTACGCCAAGAATTTCTTTGTCGAAGCGTATAGGATGGCGGAGAAGGAGGCGGGCGGAGAGCAATATATTCTGTCGGCGGTGATGCACGCCGACGAGCGCAACAAGAGTCTGTCGGAGGAACTGGGGCGGGATGTTTACCACTATCATCTGCATGTGGTGTATATCCCGGTTGTGGAAAAAGAAATCCGGTGGACAAAGCGCTGCAAGGACAAGGCGCTGGTTGGTACGGTCAAGGAGGTGATTCATCAGGTCAGCCATTCCAAGAAGTGGGCGTCTATAAAGGCTGTGGACGAGCAGGGCAAACCAATACGGAATGAGAACGGGAAAGCGGTGCTGATCCCGTCCTATTCGCTTCTACAGGACAGGTTTTTTGAGCACATGAGGAATGCCGGGTTCAAGGACTTTGAGCGTGGCGTTCGCGGCAGCACGACGCAGCACCTGTCCGTATTGGATTACAAGATACAACAAGACAACGCGAAGCTGGCGCAAATTGAACAGCAGGTGGAGGCCCAGCAGAAAGAACTGTCCGCCGTATCCAAGCAGCTCACTGTTGAGTGGCAGATTGGCAAGACATTTCATGAGCTTGACGAACTGGGCCGGAAAAAGATGTTCGGCAAGGTCACTTTGGCTGAGCAGGATTTAAAGGAGGTGATATCGCTTGCAAAGGAAGGCGTTTTATCGCGCGGTAAAATTGATACTCTCACGCGGCAGCTACAAGGTACAACGACCCGGTTATGGGATATGGAGGAGAAGCATACCCGGTTGGTGATGAGCACGCGGGATTTCAAGGAAGCCATGCGGTTAGCGCCGGAAAGGGTTCAAACGGTCTTCGCGGAGATATTCTCGCGGGATCAGGAGGAACGTGAGGCGCGGCGTAATATGCGTCGCGGTACAAAACATCGCGATGAACGCGAAAGATGATCTTTGACAATTTCATATGGAGGTACACATTTTATGCAGCAGTACAAAAGGAGCGGGCGCAATGGCCGCTGATAAGCGTAAGCCCGATATTCCTGATGAGGTGATAGAGTCTTTGGCGAGGACACTGCTTCCGGCTATCCGGTCATATTTTGAAAGCGAGGAAGGGCAAAGAGAGTTCAATGAGTGGAAAGAAAATAAAATGCAAGTACAA